CCTTGATTGTGCCGTGGGAAGGTAAGAAGAACGAAGTTTATCTGGATCCAGCAAATATCTTAACCAGCTGCTACGGCCACACTGGTCCAGAGCTAAAGCCCGGCATGAAATTCACTGACGAACAATGCCTGGACAAGTTGGCAGCTGACCTGAGCAAACACAACCGGCAAATGCTGGCGTTTGTGAAAGTGCCGCTCTCCGAAGGTGAGCATGCGGCTTACCTGTCCTTTGTCTACAACGCCGGTGCAGGCCGGTGGCAGAAATCCACGATGCTCAGATTGCTCAATGAGGGCAAGCGCAAAGAGGCGTGCCACCAGTTGATGCGCTGGGTTTACATCAAAGGACAACATTCCAACGGCTTGATGAATCGGCGCAGGGCCGAGACAAAGCTTTGCATGAGGGATTTGTAATGCGTACCTATCTGAAACATGGCCTGCTGGCCTTAGTCTGTTTATCCGTGCTGGCTCTTGGTGGCTTTGCTGCTCATCAATCGATTGAGCTGACACAGGCTCAGGCTGTGATTGAATCCAAAGACATCACCATCAAAACCCAATCCGATTCGCTGACCGAGCTGGCTGCGGTGGTCGATTCGCTGTCTGGTCAGGTTGATAGCCTGGTTGCTCAGGCTGAACTGGCGGCCGCTCTTAATGCAGAGCATGAGCGAAACAAGCAGGTGATTGCCGACACAGGCAACGACTGGCTGACTAACTCCAACAAACTGCAGGTGTCTGATCATGAACCCACGCGAACTTGGGCTGCTATGCCTTTGCCTGATGATGCTCTTCGGATGCTCATCGACGCCAGCACCAGTGACCAAAACAGTCACAGTAAAGCAGCCAGTATACGTTCTGCCGCCTTCAAACATGATGGCTACTGGTTGCCCACTACGGCCATTTAACGGCAGCAGCAACCTCGACCATCACCGATACACCCTCCAGCTCATCACGGACATCAAACTATGCAATCAGGAGTTTCTGAGGCTCAGGCAGTGGCAGCAAAGCGCGGAGCACGGCGAGTCGCCAGCTCAACAGCGCTATTGAACAACATCCTGGCTGAAGTGAAGTCCGGCACTGACCGGCAGCAACGGCTGGAATCCAGCATCGATAAATTAGCCGATGCGGTGAAAGACCTTGCGCTGTCGTCTGTGCGCTATGAAGAAAAGGTGCTGCAGCTGGAGCAGAAAACTACAAAGGAAATCGCAGTGCAGGGTGAACAGTTAGCCGCCCTGCAAAAATCCGTGAATGACATCAAAGACATCGTGGATGTATTAGAGCGCAACCGGCAATCGCAGCAGTATTGGTTCCGCAAAATCGTCGGTGTGATCATGGTCCCGGTGATTGTCGCCATCCTGCTGGCATCTGGGTACGCGTATCAAAGCTTTGGGGCGATTGGGCTCTGATATGACAGGTGCAGTAACAGCCTTTGGTGAAGATGGAAACCTCACCGCCAAAGAGGCTTTGTTTGTTCATCACTATGTGACCAATGGCTATAACGCCGCAGCAGCAGCCAGAGCGGCAGGCTTTGCGGAATCCTCAGCCAACACGCAAGGCGCGAAGCTAGTCGCCAAGCCCAGAGTGAAAGCTGCCATCGACTCACTGATGGCGCCAACACTCAAAAAACTGGATGTCACCAAAGAGCGGATCATCGAAGAGCTGGCCCGCCTTGCATTCTTTGACATCCGAAAGTGCTTTAACCCGGACGGCACTCTCAAAGACATCACCGAGCTTGATGACGACACAGCCGCAGCACTTGCCGGCATGGATGTGGTCGAGCTTGGCGAAGCAGGCGACAAAGAAGCCCTGCTCAAGAAATTCAAAGTCAGCGACAAAAAAGGCGCGCTGGAACTGCTCGGCAAGCATCTGAAGATGTGGACCGACAAAGTGGAAGTATCAGACGACAGACCTAAGGTTGTTCGTCGCGATTTAACTGGCAAGAAGAAACCTGCAGGTAGCGAATAGTGTGCAAACAACCTATGAGTTCGTTAGCGCTGCGCAAGGTGAAACGCTTGCACAGTACAGGCAGTCTCGCTGCCGTGTAACTTTCATCATGGGGCCGATTGGCTCCGGTAAAACGATTGAAAGCTGTCAGCGTGTATTTGACCAAATATGCGAGCAGGAACCCAACAAGTCAGGCGTGCGCAAGTCCCGCTGGGTAGCAGTTCGAAACACCTATCCGGACTTGAAAGGGACCACCATCAAGGACTGGCGCGAACTCTACGACAATGAGGATGTGAAGCTTGGCAAGTTCAATATGGACTTTCCGCCAACGCATAGCCTCGACTTTGACTTAGAGGACGGGACCAGAGTCGTTGCTGAAGTCGTATTTCTGGCGCTCGACCGGCCAGACTCAGTGCGAAAGCTGCGCGGCTTGCAGGTAACAGGCTTTTGGCTCAACGAAGTCAAAGAGCTGAGCAAAGCAGTCGTCGATATGTGTGATGGCCGGCATGGTCGTTATCCGGACAACTGCAGCTGGCACGGCATGATAGGCGACACCAACGCGCCAGATACCGACCACTGGTATTACGAGCTTGCAGAGGATGTGAAGCCAGAGGGCTGGAAATTCTTACGTCAGCCTGGTGGCGTGATTGAGACTGTGATCGGCACCGGCCACAACCGCAAGTCAGTGTGGCAACCAAACCCGAACGCAGAAAACCTGAACAACCTGCCCGAAGGCTATTACATCCGGCAGGTACAGGGTAAGAAAGACGACTGGATCCGAGTCAACCTCGGGAACCTGTACGGCAACGTCAGTACCGGCAAGCCGATTTACGGCGGCACGTGGAACGACATCAAACACGTTGCCAAGCATCCATTAGCAGCCATCCCACGGCATCAAACCCTGATGCTGGGCTTTGACTTTGGTCGCACGCCGGCCTGCATTATCGGCCAGCCACTACCAAACGGAAAGCTCAGGGTAATCGAAGAGCTTATTGCCACCGGTATGGGCATCCGCAAGTTCATGGATGAAATGGTCATGCCGGTACTGAAAGACAAATACAAGCGGTTTCCACTCTCACGCATTACGGCATTTGGTGATCCAGCCGGCATTGCGAAGAGCGGCAACGACGAGAACAGCCCGCTCGGAATCCTGGTTGAAGAATATCGGCTCAACGCTTACCCAACAGCCAGCAACTCACCAGAGCGACGCTGGGAAGCGGTGAATTACTTCCTGACCAACGACATCGACGGTCAGCCAGCTTTTGAGCTCAGCCCTGACTGCAAGGTGCTACGCAAAGGCTTTAACGGCGGCTACCAGTTCCGCCGCATCAATTCCAGCGGTGAACGCTACACGGACACCGCAGACAAGAACAGCTACAGCCATCCGCATGACGCCATCCAGTACCTCTGCCAAGGGGCGCAAGGCATGGTCGATTACGCATGGCGCGATAAGCACGACGAACTCATGCAGATGAATCAAACCGCCGGAACCGATAGGAAAACGGGTTACTAAATGTCAGAGAAAAAGCTCATGAAGCCGGGCCCGAAGGTCTATGGCCACGAATACAACCCAGACAGCAAGCTGGATTTGTTAGCGATGGATCTAGAACGCAAGCTGTCTGACACCATCTTCGAGCGTGCCACCATTGACCATCGAATGGTTGAGGACTTGCAGGCGTATCACGGCGTTTACCCAAAGGTTGAGTCTGAGGACCGCGAGAAATCCGGACGTGCGAATACCTATGTGAAGCTGACCCGTGCGAAAACGAATGCGGGTGAAGCGCAGCTGGTTGACCTGCTTTTCCCGAATGACGATAAAAACTGGGGTATTCGACCAACGCCGGTGCCCGAGATCTCAAAGCTGCTGAAGAGTGAAGAGCCAGAAGTGGTGGATGGTCAGCAGTACACCGATGAGCAGGGCAACGTCATCACCAAAGGCATGGTTGCCAAGCGTAAGCAGGAACTGCTGGAAGAGCGCTGCCAAGCCATGGAAGAAGAAATAAACGACCAGTTGGTCGAGTGCTCCTATAACGCCAAGGCGCGCCAAGCTATTCACGATTCGTGCGTAATTGGTACTGGCATCCTCAAAGGTCCGGTTGTGATCGGCAAGCTCGACAAGGTTTATCTGGAAACCGCGCCGGGTGAATTTACGCTGGAAATGAAAGAGTCATTCCAACCAGCAGTTGAAGTCGTGCGGCCTTGGGATTTCTTCCCGGATATGTCTGCCAGCAGCATTGATGAAGCGGAGTTTGTATTTGAACGCCGGTATATGAGCCGGCAGCAGCTGCGCGACCTCACCAGGCGAAAAGGCTTTCCAAAAGAGCAGATCCAGCGCGTGCTGGAAATGAACGCCACGCAGACGCAGCATACCAGCACCTACCAAGACGATGTGCGTCAGCTCGCTGGTTTGTCGGACACGCTGAACGATACGCGCTACGAAACGTGGGAATACCACGGACCAATCTCTTATCAGGTACTGGAGCAGCTGGGTGCTGTCGAGCCATCGGACGGTGATAACAGTCAGGCCGAAGTGATTGCAACGGTGTTCTACTGCGGTGGCATTGTACTGGGTGCCAGAACGCACCTGATGGAGTATGAGAACTATCTGCCTTACCGGGTCTTTAACTGGGAAAAAGACGATAGCTGTATTTTTGGTATCGGCATTCCTCGCATGGCCAAAGATGAGCAGGCCATCATCAACGCGGTCTGGCGCATGATATTGGACAATGGCGCTATTACAGCGGGCCCACAAATAGGCATGAATCCGGAAGCTATGGAACCGGCTGATGGTGACTGGAAGCTCAAGCCTTTCAAAGTCTGGAAGATGAAGAAGCAGTATCAGGATATTCGCCAGGTATTTAGCTCATTCGAATTCAAATCAAACCTGAACGAACTGTCAGCGATTTACCAGACCGCGCGCGTGCTCTTCGACGAAGTGGTTGGCATTCCAATGCTGGGGCAGGGTGAGCAAGGTCAGAGCACTCAGACGCTGGGCGGCATGTCCATGCTGATGAATGCAGCGAATACCGTGCGCCGGCGCCAGGTGAAGTCATTTGATGACGACGTCACATCACCGCTGATTAAAGATTTCTACCACTACAACATGGAGAACTCGCCTAAACCTGAAATCAAAGGCGATTTCCAAGTGGATGCCCGCGGCACCAGCGCGTTGTTGGTCAAAGAAACTCAGTCGCAAGCAATCGCCAACTTTATCAACATGGCTGGCAACTCAGAGATATTCGCTCCGGCACTGAAAATCAAATCACTGGAAATCCTTCGGCAGTGGGCGCGCACGCAAAACCTACCAGCCACAGTGGTCCCATCTGATGATGAGTGGAAAGACTACCTGAAGCGGGTTGAAGAACAGGCAAAGAACCAGCCGCAAGATCCGGCAATGGCCGTTGAACAAATGCGCGTGCAGCAGCAGCAAGCAAAGTTCCAGCATGAGACACAGCTTGAGCAGTTCAAAGCACAGCAGCGCCAGCAGGAAATGCAGTTCGAAGCCGGTCTCAAGCTGCAATTGGCTTCATCGCAAGAGCGCATTGAGCTGACCAAACTGGCGCAGGAAGATAAGCACAACACTGAAAGCCTGATGACCGAGCTGAAGAAAACGCAGGCAGATCACGCAGCAAACTGGCAGAAGTTCATGGCTGAAGTGCAGATTAAGCAGCAGGCAGGGCTCACCGCCAACTACGGCCTTGATGGTGCAGGCGCATGACGCACATTGATAACCACATCGCCGGCCGAATTTTCAAACGAATGTTAGAGACTCGCGCCAGCTTGCTGGAGCAGTTAGTTCACAACATGGATCCGATTGATACCGCACTGCTACGCGGGCGGATCCAAATGCTCGATGAACTGATTTCCGAATACAAAGCGCAAAAAGCCAACACAGAATCCGGCACTCAGTAACCACTGACTGCCCAACAAACCCACGCATCGTCGTGGGTTTTTTTATGACTGCGATTTAGGTCGCACTCAACCAAGGGAAAACCCATGAGCGATAACAATAACCCGGTCGTCAATGATGACGAAGCGGTCAGTCTGTTTTTGCAGATGAACAACGGCGACGACTCGAAAGACTCCAAGCCTGAGATCTCTGATAGCGGACTGGATCACGGCAACGGTACCACGCCAACTGAACTGGATAAGCAACCGCAAGACCTCAACGGCCATGGCCAGGCTGAAGATGACCCTTGGGCTGCAGTTCCCGAGCAATTGCGCAACGAGTACCTGACTGCCAAACAACGCGCCGAGCAATTTGAGTCTCAATACCATGCTGTCACAGGCCGCCTAGCTCCAACACAAAGGGAATTGGAAGCGGCACGCAAGCAGCTGGCTGAAATCGAAAAGCAAAAAGGTGCAAAAGGCGACAGCGATGCAGTGCCCACTGCCAGCGACATTGCAGGTAAATCCATGCAGCAGTTGCGTGAGGAGTGGCCCGACATCGCTGACGCCATGCAGACAGTGTTGGAAGCGCAGCGACAGGAGTTTGAACAGCGCCTGACGCCACTCCAGCAGATAGAAGCCGAACGGCGCCAGCAACAAGAGCAGGCTGCAATCCAACGCGAGCTATCCCGGCTTAGCCAGGCACATCCTGATTACACACAGTATGTCTCTAACCCGGCACTCGCGCAGTGGGTAGCAACACAGCCTCTCACAGTGCAAGCCATGTACGGCAGCACCTCTGCAGACGACAACATTGTCCTGCTCAACCTCTACAAAAGCGCAACCGGTGCAGCTCAGCCTGCACAGAAACCGCGCCAATCCAAACCCCTTTCAGACCACGCCGAGATCCCGCGCAAAGGCGCCGGCCGAGCTGCCGTGGACCCTGGAAGCCTTGATCCAGTCGAGCTGTTTATGCGGCTCAATGCTAACAAATCTTAGGAGGGCACATGCCTAACTTTTACGGGGACTTAGGAGTCCAAGCAGGCGTTTACGCCGAAACCAGAATGCTGGAGCATGCAGGTCCAATCCTGGTGCTGAACAAGCTGGGCGACCACAAACCGATGCCGAAGAATGCATCACAGGTGATCCGCTTCCGCCGCCCACAGGTGCTGCCACTGGCAACTACGGCACTGACCGAAGGCGTGCGCCCTAATGGCGTCGATTTCCGCTACACGCGGTTCAACGTGCCATTACAACAGTACGGCTCATGGGCGCCAATCACAGATGTCGTGGTTGACCTTCACGAAGATCCGGTAGGCGCTGACATGTCCAAAATGATGGGTGAGCAAGCTGCTGAAACCATCGAGCGCGTTGCATACGGCACGTTAATCGCCGGTACCAACGTACTTTGGGCGAATGGTGGCGCTCGCGCCGCGGTCAATACGTTCCTGTCACTGTCACACATCCGCCAAGCGGTCCGGACACTGATGGCTGCGCGTGCCAAGAAAATCACATCCATCCTGTCTGGCTCAACGATGATCAATACAACGCCGGTTGAAGCGGCTTATGTAGCGATCTGCCACACCGACATCATTGCATCAGTCCGTAACATCCCGGGCTTTGTGCCAGTGGCTGAGTACGGTCAGCGCAAGCTGCTCTGTGATGAAGAAGTGGGCTCGATTGAAGATGTGCGCTTCATCGCTTCTCCGCTTTTCAACAGCTGGGCAAGTGCAGGTGGTGCGCGTGGCTCAGGCGCTACGGAATGTATCAGCACCAACGGTACCGCTGCTGACGTTTACCCAGTGATTTTCTTGGGTCAAAACGCTTTCGGCCACATCGCACTGAAAGGCAACCATGAAGCTGGTGGCGCTATCAAGCCAATGCTGCGCAATCCTGGTACACCAACGTTCGGCGACGAGCTGGGCCAGCAAGGTTCAGTCTCTTGGAAAACCTACTACACCTGCGCAATCCTGAACGATTTGTGGATGCTGCGCTACGAAGTGGCCGCGCCACGCACCCCCGCTTAATAGCTGATTAAGCAAACCCGAGCCCGGCCAAGTGCCGGGCTTTTTCTTTTGACCGTGGAGAAAAACATGGCTTTAAAAATCAATGCTTCAACCAATAAAACTCAACTGGCGGCTTATGCCAAAGATGAGCTTGGGATCACTCTGGATAACGCAATGAGTCGCGATGACATGATTGCCGCGATCCGCGAAGAAGAAAAGGCACAGGGTATCAGCGGTGCTGCAGATGACGATGCTCAAGGACAGGACAGCAGTACGCCAAAAGCGCCAACTGAGCAGATTGATGATTACACCAAGATCCGTGCAGTGATCCAGATCGCTGATTTGCCATCACACGATGGCGGCGAAACCCCACCAGATACGCATATCGAAGTTGGTTGTAACGGTGTGTTCTACCAATTGAAAACAGGCGTCGAACTGGAAGTTCCTTATGGTGTGTACGACATCCTGAACAACATGCGCCAAACCAAATACTTTACGGAAAAAGATCCAGCCACCGGCCAGCAGCGCACCAGCTCACGCGAATCTTTGCGCTATCCGTTCCAGTTAATCCGCCTCATCAAGCCTGAATAACACAGGTACCGCGCATGACATTCCTTGAACTGTGCCGGCGCGTCCGGCAGGACTCTGGTATTTCCGGCGATATCGCATCCGTAGTGAATCAGCAGGGCATATTGCTCAAGTTGGTTACGTGGGTGCAGCAGGCGGAATACGACATCGTGAACAGTCGCAAAGACTGGAATTTTATGCGCGGCAAGGCATCAGGAACACTGGAAGCTGGCAAGGCCGAGTACCTGCCTGCAGATCTGGGCATGCAACCGTTTGCGATGCTGAACAAAGTCTATGTAGACCGGCAACCGCTGAGAAAGTTGGACTTTGAATATCTGGATGATTGGCATCTGAAAAACGGTGGCGCGCCGGATGGGACGCCCACAGCTTTTGCTGAGACGCCTGACGGTTCCATTTTGTTCAACCACAAGCCGACACAGGCTGTGCAGTTTGATATTCGGTACTACAAGGCTGCCACCAGGCTAAGTGCAAATACATCTGTTTCGCCCATCCCGGTCGAGCATGAAGAGGTGATCATTCAAGCTGCGCTGATGCACTATGCACGGCATGAGCAGGATGATTTCTTGCTGAGGGAGTCGACTACAGCTTACGAGCGGCATTTATCCAACCTCTGCAACAAGCAGCTTCCGGATCTGTTCATACCGGGTTGGGGTCGCTGATGAGCAAAACCCGAGTCGGTAAGGTCATTTTAAAAGGTGGCCTCAATCTGGCCGCGTCCGTGCTGGAGTTAAATCCAGGCGAGTGCACGCAGCTCAGTAACTACGAAGTGAACACGCTGGGCCGGTATCAGCGCTGCTTGGGCTTTGAGCGCTTTGACGGCAAAACGGCACCATCGTCTGTGCTGCCTGCCAATTTGGCAGGTTATCCATTTGCTGATGACGCAAGTGAAGCTGCTGCGGTTGAAGCTGAGCAGGAAGTATTGCGCAGTCTCATTCTGCCGGTGCCAGGCTCTGGCCGCATTTTGGGCGGCTTTGTGTTTGCCGGAGTGGTGTATGCCTTTCGCAATAACGCTGACGGCACTGCAGCCAATTTGTGGCGCTCAAGCACTGGCGGCTGGCAACCGGTATCGACTCCGGCGCTGTTGCCCAATGGCCGATATCAAACCGTCCTAACGAACTTCACCGGCTCTGCCGGCACCAAAGAAATCGTGGGTGTCGATGGCGTGAATAAGGCGTTCCGGTTTAACGGGACTACGTTTACCCAAATCACCGGGCCTATTACAACACCTGATGCACCAGTACATGTTGAAGTGCTGCCAAGTCAGGTACTTCTGCTGGCCTATCGCAAAGGCTCGCTGGTATTCAGCGGCGTTGGCGACCCTACGAAGTGGAGCAGCGTTGATGGCGGCGGTGAGATTGCTGTCGCTGATGAAATCACCGGGCTTGCCGTGCAGCCGGATAACAGCTGTGCGGTATTCTGTCGTAACCGGACCTATGTCCTGTACGGCAAAACCAAAGCTGATTTTAACCTGACCACTTTGAGCAGCAGCACCGGCGCTATTCCAAACAGCATTCAGAACATCAATGACAGTGTGTATCTGGATGACCGCGGGATGACGCGCCTCAATCGCGTACAGCAGTTCGGTAACTTCGATATGGCAACCATCAGCCAGAAGATTGAACCGCTGCTAAAACGCTACGCAGGACGCATTACAGCCAGCTTTGTCATTAAGTCGAAGAATCAGTACCGGCTTTGCTTTGATGACAGCACAGGCATCATCGTGACGTTCTTTGGTGCAGAGGTTGCTGGCTTCAGTACCTTCAGCTTTGGCCATGTGATCCGTAGTGCTTTTAGCGCTGAAGATGAATCTGGCCGTGAAGTGGTGTTCTTTGCCGGTGACGATGGCTATCTATACCAGGCTGAGCGTGGCTTTAGCTATGACGGCGCCGAGTATCAATCTACGATGCGACCCGCTTTCAACCATGTCGGAAGTCCGGACACTAAAAAACGCTGGCGCAAAGTCGTGGTTGAAGTCGACACACCAAGCAGTACGCCGCTTTCTGTCACGCCTGATTTTGATTATTCATCACCTGACACGCCGGCAGACCGGACACAGTACATCACTGCAACCGGTGGTGGCGGCTACTGGGATGCGGCCGCGTGGGATAGCTTCAGCTGGTCCGCTGCCAGCACGTTTACTGCAGATATCTACATCGATGGCGTGGCGCGCAATATGTGCCTGGTCGTCAATTGTCGCTCAAAGTCAGCACCGCCACACGTTCTGAACTCATTCCTCTACCACTTCAGCCCGCTGGGCCTTCGGAGATAGCAGCATGCTAAACCTGTGGAAACACACGAATCCGTTCGAGCCGGGCACAACGGTTCGAGCAGATCACGCAAACTTCAAGCTGGATGGTATTGAGGCCAGCTTTGAAAGTATTGCGGAATACCTTGATAGCAAGATGATCAACCTGCCTGCATCTTTCACAGGCAATGCTCACATTCCAAACAAGACACTTAATAACGCCATTGTGTGGTTCAACACATCAGGCGATATCGATGTGTATTCGATGACCATCTTTGAGCAAAAGGTTACAGACACCGCGGCAAATGCTGCATCTGCACTGGATAGCAAAAACAAAGCAAAGACATCTGCAGATAACGCCCGGCAGTCAGAAATCAACGCTGCATCCTCCGCAGAGTTGGCGCAAGGCGCTGCCGTGACCGTGGCAGGCGCTGCGTTCTTTGCAGGCCTTTGGAATGCAAGCACAGGCAGTTTCCCAGCACCACCAGCGCTTGGCGGCTCCAGCATATGGATGGCATCAAGTAATGGGACCGGCGCAACTGCAGCTGTCAGGGCTGGCGACTTAATCATCTGGGACATTATTGCCGGCACTTACCGGCACTTTGCCGGCGCCGCCCGGGTGATTGCACTCGAAGCGCAAGTGAGCACCATCAACACCACTCTCAATGACCGGATCAACTATCTGGAAGCTATCGCACTGGCAGGTAACAAAGCATGATGAATTCGAACTTAAAGACGCAGGTTCAGGCACGCATTAACGCGATTACCGGAGCTACCACACTCAGTGAATTGCTGCAGCTACAGACTCAGGCCAATGGCCTTGGTTGTGATACCACACTGCTTGATGCGCAGATCCAATCGAGGCTTACGGCCATGAATGGCGCAACACCTCTTAACGATTTAACTTTGGGAGCGCTGCTGGCGCAAGGCGGGAAGGGGCGCGCTTACTACCAAGTGCCGTTTGCTGTGTCGAAGGGTGACAAACTCTATATCGATGCGTTTGGAACGGTGAAGCAGCAAAAGTCTGTTGGTAATGCCCTGATTTCTACCAGCACATTTTTGAATGAATTTGGACAGCTAAACCATATACCAATCCCAGAGCGCTCAAGTGTTGGTGGTAATGATTCTGATGCATCCGGTTTTGTGTTTCTGCTTAGCACCGGCAACTGGCTTATTGGTCGCTTCTACCGCGAATCAAGTTCCAGTGGTGGCACTATTCGTCTGATCGTGGTGAATAGCACTTTTACGCAGATTTTGACGGAAACTAAGTACGACTACACTGTCAGCCTTGGTGTGTCTGCAACGGGCAATAACTTGGTTGGCGTGCGGGAGGTATCTGCAAATACATTCCGAGTTTACTTACAAGCCACTGAGCCATCGAATGGTAACTACATTCATCTTGCCTACTTTAGCCTTGCATACAATCCAACCAGTCACGCAGTTACAGGAGGCGCTGGCGCAATAGTACATAGCCTCAGCGGCGGTGTACAATGGGCTCAGAAGCGTATATACCTGGCTCAAGGCGACCGATATGTTTCACTTGCAGACGGCACTAACCGCATATACGCATTGGATTTGCAGACTGGGGCTGTCACAAACTTTGCATCTATCGGAACCGCTGGTAGCGGAGATACGCAGTTTGATCAAGCAAACGGCACTAATGTATGGGGACGTGTAATAAACGCCGGTGTCGCAATTCTGTATCGTGCCGACACTATTGCAACACAAGCGCTTCCTAGCAATCTTCAAGCAGACGGTTGTTTTGGTTCTTCATGGTCAGTTCGGCATATTGGTGGTGGGCGCTGGCTGTGTTTAAGCGCTACAGCGATTAAGCTGGTAAAGTTCAATGCCGCATACACTACAGCGGCAATTTACACGTTGGACGCCGCTTTCCAAGCTCCGTCTTCGCTGAACATCGCAACAATCGTTGCCGATGGCAATAATTACACAGTTGGTTTGGGGTTCGGCGCATCAACCCTTTCGCAGGTCATTGCATTTACTTGGGACGGTGATGCCGCTCCAACAAATTATCGACCTGACGCCGGGTTCCGTGTGACTGACAGAGCAAACTTTGTATGGCCAGGCTCAAGCAGCAATCACTCCATGAGCCATCTGATCACCCCGTCACAAAAAATAGTTTGTAGCGCGAAGTCAAATGACACTTCCAATAGATCTCGACTGATGATTTTGCGTGTCGACTTATCTGAATACATGCCTCATGAAACGTCAGTTTTCGCGACATGCCTCACCGCTGCATCGTCTGGTCAGCTTGCTGAAGTTGAGTTGGCCGCAAACACAGAAGTAGTAGGTTCAGCCGGCATTGCCTCTTACTTTGGTAAGTTGCATCAAGGTTTACTAACCACGTTGCCGGTTCGGTTGAATCGAGTGAGTGCTGGACGTTATGCCTATTCGGAAATGGGGCCGGCAGATCAATCACTGTTTCATCGCCGTGAGCTGTCTGTGCCATTAACGCAGGCCTATCTGGTGCTGCCTGCAGATACCAGAACTTTGTTTGCTGCAAGTGGCGATATTGCGCTGATTACTCCATTTACGAAATACGAATTTACAGCAGCCGCGCTGGGTTATGTACCGGTTGCAACCAGAACAATCTGCGCTGTTCGCACAGGATCATCGCCATCCATTCAAGCTCAGGAGTCTTTATGATTGGTATTGTTGTTCCACCTGGGGCATTGCCGGCTCCACCACTTGCTCCACCAACCTTCACTTACGCCAATCAGGCGGTAAGCATCAACGGACAGAGCCGGCCATTTGCGCCGGTTTTTTTCATTCATGAGGATGACTTGATCCGCATCGAAGCTGATTTGATGGAAAAGGACAGCCAAGGCAATTTGTTTGTGACACCGTTCAGCGCGCCGGGTGAAATCAGCACCCCTGTTGTGCGGCACGGCTCAGGCAAGCCGACCACTGACGAGTTGTACCTTCGAACCACTATCACTGCGGGCCATGTCGTGATGCAGGGCCGGTTACCATCTGGCGACTGGAAGCTTTTGCCGGAGCGCATCAATCAGGCACTGAAGGTCATCAACGCGCCATTTGAAGTGTCACTGGCACCCATCACTTTCATCGTGAGCACCCCAACATGAGCCAAACACCAATCATCCAGCAGTATGTGCCGGTGATTTATGCCGGCTCATTAAAACCTATCTCATTGACCATCATGGCAGCGGACCGCATCTGGTTCAGCCATGTGGCTTTTGATTGTGTCGACCATGTGGTGGAAGCGCGCGGCGGACATGGCGTTGTAAAGACGCCGATTGAGGACTTTTTGCTCCGCTATGGCTGGGTGAAGCGTGGCCTTTATCCAACTGCTGTGCATCCGGATGACTGCATGGCAAAAGCCCGCAGCCTGATTGGCTTTGACTATGACGAAGAGCTGATTGTTCGCATGGGTATCGGCATTGATCACGAGGTCGATAAAGAGCCCAATAAATACATCTGCTCTGAACTGATAGCCACCTGCACCCAAACACCGAACCCGGCTTACTGGCATCGCTATCGCATTCGTGACGCCTATCGCCACACCATTTTTGAAGCAAGGAAACCGCATGGCTAACTGGCTAAGTGTGGATATCAACCAATGGACTGATGTTTATGCTGCGCTAGACATTACGCCTGGTTTGGCGTTGATGCTGCAAAACATCGGGCAGTCCAGACTGGCATTTGCTATCAGCGATGTACTGCCGGTTGAGGGTCAGATTGACCTGATTGCAAAGGTTGATGACATCGTTGAAGTGAAGTCTGGTGCTGCAGGGCTTTGGGTGAAGCAGTATCTAGGCAGCAAAGGTGAAGGGTTACTGGTTGGTCGCACTAAAACTGACTTTAGCAAATTAAGGCCATATACCGGATTAGATCAACTAACCGTATCTGGCGGTACTTCAGGAGGCGGAACCGTGACAAGCCACAGCAGCTTGACCGAATTGGAAGCAGATGATCACCTGCAGTATTTCAACCAGGCACGAGGTGATGCTCGGTATCTGCGCCGAAACAACACAGTGCCAGCTGATATTACCGGACTGAGTGACCTGTTAACCACACTCACCAACGCCGTTGATGAGCGTGTGATTAAGGTTGTTGGGAAAGGTCTATCAGCCAATGACTTCACTGATTTACTGCTGTCTAAGCTCAACAGCTTGCCTGCTGGCAGTGCCGGCAAAATTAACTGGTCGGATATTGTCGGCTTTGCGATGCCAGCTCATAACCATGGCATTGCGGAGGTATCTGGCCTGCAGGCTGCGCTAGATAACAAGGTGAACGTTCAGGCAGGCAAAGGGTTGTCGACCAACGATTACACCACAGCTGAAAAGAACAAATTAGCAAGCCTTGAGGGCAGTCATTACCGCGGCGTTTATGCAACGCTCAGCGCACTGCAAAGTGGCGTGATTAGCCCTGTGGCGGGTGATTATGCGGATGTTGATGCAGGCTCTGGCTCTGCGGTGTCTCGCTTTATTTGGGATGCAACAGACAGCGGCTGGGTGCAGCAAGTAGCCAGTGGCGGCTCGATGACTGGCGCACAGATTAAAACAGCTCTTTTTGCTGAGGCTGACACGAACAACTTCAGTAACAGCTATAAAGCGAAATTGGATGGACTTGCCACTGGCGCGACAGCGAATGCTACTGACGCACAGCTTCGGGACCGGGCTACCCATACAGGCGCCCAGGCAATTAGCACTGTCACTGGATTGCAGACTGCTCTTGATGGCAAGGCAGGGACTGCAGTGGCTTCGACATCGACAGATGGCCTGATGTCAGCTGCGGATAAAACCAAGCTCAACGGCATCAATGCTGGCGCAACCGTCAACGCGACCGATGCTCAGCTTAGAGATAGAAGCACGCATACAGGTACGCAAGCAATTAGCACCGTTACTGGACTGCAAACAGCGTTGGATGCGAAGCAGGCGACAGAGGCAGGTAAGGGGCTTTCAGCGAACGATTATACGACCACAGAGAAAAACAAGCTGGCCGGTGTCGCTACAGGGGCCACTGCCAACTCGACAGATGCGCAGTTGCGTGACCGTTCAACACACACTGGAACTCAAGCCATCTCAACCGTTACCGGCCTTCAAACAGCCTTAGACGGCAAGCAAAAGACAATTACACAAAGTGCAACTCAACCGGCATCGCCGCAGGTTGGTGATTTGTGGATCCAAACATAGGACTGAGAATGATGATTATGAATTTAGCCATCGAGTTGGTGAAGCCGGAGTATTCCGGGCTTTCGAACGAACAGGCGCTTGCGACATTGCATGCCGTCACTGTCACTGAGGGTGTGATGGTTCCGGCGACGACTGTCAGCCAACTGCTGGCAAAACTTGGCTTGAGCGGTGCAATTAAAGACATCGCTGACACTGCCGGCCATCCATTCAGAGATTCAATGATTTCAATGATGTGGTCGATTGGCGGCAATCACCCGTTCAATTTCATATCGGGCACCACGTCCGGCGACGGCAATCTGGCAATGCTGGACGCCATGATTGCCGATTTGGCGGACCTGTCTGCAAGACTGGCAGAGTTCAAATCAAAAATGGTGTCACTTGCCAATCGAAAAACCAGACCATTCGCTGCCGCCACGCTGGCTGATGTTGTTGCCGCTCGCGCTGTGCAGTTCGACGGCCAGTGGCACGAGCTGAGCGTGACTGATGGGCGCACATTGATGCTGCGCCTGAACTCTGCCGCGCCTGAAGCGACCTATATCGTCATCCAGATGCAAGACCAGTACGCCGACGGCGTTTCGGACTGGTATCACGCGACAGCGCTGCACGGCATCGAAGCAGTTCGCCAATACAGCGCGCCACTGCCGCACAATGGCTATCCTCGCAAGCTGCGGTGGCGCTGTGAA